GTTGTACTCCGCAGTTCTTTTTAAATTTAAATTAATTGGCGCCGGTTGAATTGTAAATTTTGGTAAATTTTGTAGTTCAATGTATTTAGCTGGATTTAGGTCTATGTACACAATGCCATATGAAACATAGACGTCAAGGATAGATTCCATTACATAAAAACAATTTGGTGGCTTTATACCCGTACAATTTTACCACCAGCGCCACGTAGAATTTACTTGAGGCTGTTGTGCAGCCTTCTTATAGTATGCCTTTGCCTGCTCACGTGTTGACCATAGAATAGCCTGCGCATACTCGTGTCTGTAATTGGTGTGGGCAATCATACTCATACCTCCTACAAGCGACGCACCTGCGTCAAGCGCATTGTTCACTTCCTTATCAAGTCTGTACAGATTGTCGGTGATGATTGTATCGTAGAATCCCGCCGCCGCTGCTGTTGATACAAGGGTTAGAAGGATTACAATACGGTTGAGCATTTTGTTTTACTTGAATATATGGTTGTCCTGGTATTGATATCAATTTTTTTTACACAATGACTATGGTTGTAATTGTGTAAAAAATAATAAAATAGTAGTCATATTTTATGTCTGTCGCAGTTTACGTGTTCTGCGTCTTCCACCGAAACCTGTTCGTGCGCTCATAACAATTTGGACTTTGACATGTACTGAATTGAATCGGTTGCCAACATAATCAGACATGATACGATCCAGGTTCAGTTTTTTGTTCGCATTGGTATTCTTTTTTGTTTTACCTGCCGGTGCCATAGGCATTATTAGGTCGAATTTAGTTTTATTTTCACGGTCTCCAAGAACTATTGCTGATATTAGCTTCTTCAATGTACGAATATCTGTCATTTTATCGTATTTAAATAATTCAGGACGTTTTGCTGAGCCGAGAAGGGAGACATCTGCAAAGTATACACGTTCTGCCATCGCTCGTTCAAAAAACGAACGAATAGCCTCCATGTCGGCTAACGTCTGCGCCTCAAACTCTTCGTTCACTTCTCTGTTTCGCTCTTCGTTACCACGACTTTCATTCACATCTCTTGCGTGATTCTCCATCATTAACTCAGCTCGCTCATCGGGCATCGCGGCATAATATTCGGGATTCAGATCTTGGAGAAAAAGCGCCTCATTGTCCAAAAGGTATTCTAAAATCTCTATTATTTTATCAGCGCCTCCACCCATATATGGGTTATACGATGTTAAAGCGGTTCTGCCATTATGAATAAGATTTACTGATGCGCCGTTTGTAACGAGATATTTGACCGCGGGAAGATCCTCTTCGTGTACCGCTTCCATTAGGAGTGTATTGAAATTATACTCTTCATCGTCGAGAGGTTCGTCAATAGAATAATTCTCATTCTCAATCTTATTTTTAGCATAGTCTAAAAACATGGAATCTGTCTCTCTGTTTGTTGCCGCCATCTAGCATGCCGATTATTATTAAACACCGAAGTACGAATAGTGAGCCTGAGTTATGTCTAGCCCGTAATTGGAGCATAGTTTCACAGCTTTATCGAATATAGGGCAGCATAGAATGAGCCATTCGTTCGGTGTATCGGCAATTAGAGACTCTGCCTTCTTTTCAAATTCGGCATCAGACATGTCCAATTCGTAAATTGTGAATTGCGTGTACCAATTCTCTTTATCGGGGCAGTTGCGTGGTAAGGCTGTGACTATACTGGGTTCAACCAGAATAAGAAGATTGGGTGTGGGATAGCGCGCCTTGAGTGTTGCACACGAATTTGCCTGCTTTAGAATATCGATAGGCTCGTAGCGGACCATTTTAATGGTTACGATATGTGTAAAAAAGTAAGTCAAATTTATTGTATTTTCTTTTATGAGTTTGAAATCTGGTTGTAGATCTCCTTCTGCTCATCGCGTGACGCCGACTTGACAACCTTCATCATGTACTTGATAACCCACTTTGCATCGGGGCTAATATGCGTGTCAAACTTGGTTACGATGTCCTCCATCTCGGCAGACCAAATGACATTGCTCATGATGACGGCGTCAATACGCAGCAGAAGAATATCCTTAATCTTGCTCTTCTCGGACATATGAACCATCGTGGACATCAGCCCGGCAAAGTCGTAGGTCACTCCGTCTTCATTGTAGGTTGTAGGCATTCTGTTTTGCTGTTGGTATTGATGGTATTGTATCGATTCAATTTTTTGAAGCCTACTATTCCTAAAAATTGAGCCCGGCTGGCGCGTCTACCAGGATAACTAAAATGAACATGAATATCACAGATATGGAGAGCGAGATGTATGTTTTGAAGCGCGATGGACGGCGCGAGGTCGTTGCGTTTGAGAAGGTGTCTGAACGCCTACGCAAAGTTGCGGACGGGCTTCATGTAAATGTGACTGTTGTAGCACAGAAGGTGCTTGCTCAGATTGTTAATGATATTAAGACGTCGGAGTTGGATGTTCTGGCGGCTAATCTGGCGATTTCTAACGTAACCGTTCATCCTGACTACGGCGTCATGGCTTCGCGTATTATTATTAGCAATCACCAGCGCAATACGCCCTACACATTTAGTGAGGCAATGAATCTGCTGTCGCAGACACGCGACTCGCTAGGCAAGGTTGTTCCGGTTGTCTCGGTTGAGCTGGCTACATATGCGGCTCTTCACAGCGCAGAGATTGAGTCACGTATCGTATACGAGCGCGACTTCCTCCTGGATTTCTTCGGCTTCAAGACGCTCGAGAAGGCGTATCTATCTCGTGATGCAACTAGGAAACTGGTTGAGAGACCGCAGCATATGTGGATGCGCGTTTCACTCGGTCTCTGGCTCGGACACCCCGATTGCCTGGCGCGGGCGTTTGAAACGTATGATATGATGAGCCAGAAGCTGTTTACGCACGCTACGCCTACGCTGTTTAACTGTGGCACGCCGCGGCAGCAGCTCTCGTCTTGTTTCCTACTTGCAATGAATGACGACTCGATTGCCGGTATCTATAAGACATTGACGGATTGCGCGCTAATCAGTAAGTACGCGGGTGGCATCGGTCTCCACATCCACAATATCAGGGCGAAGGGTGCAGCGATTCGCGGGACGAACGGTACCAGCAACGGCATCGTGCCGATGTTGCGTAACTTCAATGCGACGGCGCGCTACGTCGACCAAGGTGGGGGGCGACGCAACGGCTCCTTCGCCGTCTATCTGGAGCCGTGGCACGCCGACATTCAGGACTTTCTGCGCCTGAAGCTGAACAACGGCTCAGAGGAGGAGCGGGCGCGTGACCTGTTCTACGCACTCTGGATTCCTGACCTATTTATGGAGCGGGTGCGCGATGGCGGTAACTGGACTATGTTCTGCCCGTCTGAGGCACCTGGGCTTGCCGACGTTGTGGGCGACGACTTTAAGGCACTGTACGAGCGCTATGAGTCAGAAGGGCGTGGACGCACGACTGTGCTAGCGCAGAAGCTGTGGTTTGAGGTGCTGGATTCGCAGATTGAGACCGGCACGCCGTATCTGGTCTACAAGGATGCGGCAAACAAGAAGTCGAACCAGCAAAACGTTGGCGTCATTAAGAGTTCGAACCTGTGCAGCGAAATCATCGAGTTCTCATCGCCAGAGGAGACTGCGGTCTGTAACCTAGCATCTATGGCGCTGCCGTCGTTCGTGGCGGATGGTGCGTTTGACTTCGCTAGGTTCAGGACGGCTGTTGCTGTCGTGGTGCGCAATCTGAACCGTGTTATTGATATTAATTTCTATCCGACGCCCGAGACTCTGCGCTCCAATATGCGCCATCGTCCTATCGGGCTCGGCATTCAGGGTCTGGCAGATGTGTTTGCGATGCTTCGAGTTCCGTGGGAAGTTGTGGAGGGTGGTCGCGTCGTGGCGAACCCCGATGCCGTGTTGCTAAATAAGCGTATCTTCGCGCACATGTACTACGCGGCGGCCTCAACGTCGTGCGACCTCGCCTCTGTGGAAGGTCCGTATGAGACGTTTGCGGGGTCGCCTGCATCGCGAGGATTGCTACAGTTCGATTTGTGGAAGGTGGACCCGGTGGTGGACGAAGGGCTGGACTGGCTCGGGCTCAAGGAGCGTGTTCAGCGTGTGGGTCTGCGGAACTCACTGCTTGTGGCGCCGATGCCGACTGCGTCGACGTCACAGATTCTGGGGTTTAATGAGTGCTTTGAGCCGTTCACCACAAATATCTACACGCGCCGCACACTAGCGGGTGAGTTCATCCAGGTCAACAAGTATCTGGTAGCAGACCTGTTGGCACAGGGGCGTTGGTCGGCGGAGCTCAAGGATAAGATTATCGCACGGGCAGGCTCCGTTCAGGGGCTCAGCGAAGTGCCTACGGACCTACAGCTCCTCTACAAGACAGTGTGGGAGCTGAAGCAGAAGACGCTCATCGATTTGGCGGCGGACCGCGGTGCGTATATCTGTCAGTCCCAAAGTTTGAATCTGTTCGTACCCGATCCGGACTACTCGAAGCTGACCTCCATGCACTTCTACGCGTGGCAGAAGGGGCTCAAGACGGGCATCTACTATCTGCGGACGAAGGCACCGGTTTCTGCCCAGCAGTTTACGATTGACCCGACAATGAAGGCGGCTTCGCAAAAGCCCGCAGAGGATAAGGAGTGTCTGATGTGCTCTGCGTAAAAATCTATTTCTAAAGTATAGAATGTCATCCGTTCGCCGTGTTGTTTCACAGCGCCCATCTAATCTCTACTACTCGGATGAAGGTCCTTATTTTTACTCGTATGCCGACATAGTACAGCGTACCACTCAATACAATGCTGTACAGAATGGCAACCAGTTTACCTTCCCCGACGAAATCGCTTGTGCTGACGCGATATACGATTTGGACACTAATGCGGATAGCACTGACGGACACCAGACGTTCACAGACATGGGTAAAGAAATTAAGTTCGGCGTAAAAGGGGGACCGAACGACCATTTTACCTTCCGACTCGTTCAGCTCCGCGGACTCGATTCGACTGTGTACACGGTTGGCTCAACGTATAACACATTCTGGGTACTCGTAGACTCGAAGACCACTACAGGGATGAGATATGAACTCGATGGTTATGGCGAGATCTATATTTCTCGTGCTTAAATCTTCTGTATAAGTATAGAATGTCTTCTGCGTTGCGCGACGTTGCTCAACGCCAATCTGAAATAATGTACTCCGATGACGGTGTCTATTTTTACTCGTATGCCAAAATCGTTCAAGTTGCGAACAGTTATAACGCACAACAGCAGGGTAACATCTTTCTGTTTGCCAATGAATTAGATTGTGCTGACGCAATTTATGATTTGAGCGCCTATGCTGATAATAATAACGGAACGACCAGTGGTAATCAAACATTTACGGACATGGGCAAGCAAATCAAGTTTGGTGTCAAGGGTGGTCAAAACGACCATTACACGTTGCGTCTCGTTCAACTCAGAACGCTTGACAACTATGTAAACACAGTTGGTACCGGCTACAACACTTTCTGGGTTATAACGGATGCGAAGATAACGACGGCAATGAAGGATGTGTTTCCCCCGCCTGAGGACGATGGATGGGATTACGGGGTGGTCTATATCCAGCGCTAGGCTGTTGGGTTGATTTAGTTACAAAAAGTTACTAACTTTTCTTAACTAAGGTGACGGGGCGGGAATACGGGTTGCCAACGTCTGTATGATTCGGTTTTGAGCGTCTGTTCTTGAATCAAGTTCAGCCATCGCTTTATCGAGTTGCGCCTTTGCAGCATCTTCATTTTGGCGCGCCTGGTCTACGTCTGCTTGCGCCTCTTCCACTTCGGCTTTAGCAGTATTAAGAAGGTTGGTCTTGGCTTTCTGGTCTGCGTCAAGTTGTGTATTCAACATGTCTAATAAGGTCTTTGTTTGAGTCGATATAAAATGTTCTACTTGTTGCTGTTTGTAAAAGGTAACTCCTATCAGGGATACAAGCGTTAGTCCTACTAAGTAAAAACCGATCTTTGGATCCATCTACCGTATTCAGTTAAAAAAACGAGCCCAGTGGTTTTGGTCCGGGGCTGCGGTCGGGCTCCGTCATATCATAGATGTCTTGGGTCACACGGCGTTTCTCATACTCCATATTTGCGCGCACTTCCTCTTCGGAGGCGACGTGGCTTGATGCGAGTTGGACAAGGACACCGCCCTGGCTCGCGGCAAACTTTTCGACCTGCCGCAGGGTAGCGGCAGCCAGTAGGACTACGAGGAGCAGGAGAGCTGTTAGAGTATAGCGATATTCCATTCTATGCTCTTTTGTGAAAAAAAATGATTGGCGGGCTGCTTACATTTGAGGGTAAAAAGAATGGCTGAACTCTTCCTTTCTGTGACCGACGATATGCGCGAACTGTATGAGGCGGCGGCGGCAAAGTACAACGGTACTCCTTATGAGGAGCGTGATTCGGGTTTTGATGTGTATTGCGACGCCGACTACTATCTGACGTACGGCGCGGATACGGTGTTTCTGCGCTTTGGAATCGTAGCGGCGTGTGCTATCAAGAACGGCGGCGGTCGGGCGTACTGGCTGATGCCGCGGTCATCGATTAGCAAGACACCATTTATGTGCGCAAATTCCATGGGTCTTATTGACGCCGGCTATCGCGGGCAGCTTATGGGCGCGGTTCGGATGGTTCAGGATACGGGGCTATTTACTGTTATTTCTAAGTCGCGGTACTTCCAGATTGTATCGGGTTCAGCAAAACCATGGGCTCGTATTGTAATTGTAGGGCTACCGGCTGACATGCCTCACGCTGTGACGGCACGTGGTACGGGTGGCTTCGGTTCGACGGGCTCTTAACTAAAACGAATGTAGTTATTTGCTACTATGATGTAATGGCAAATAAATAGTATATATTTCTCTACTTATGACGGCGGGTTCTGCGCACTGAGCGGCGGCGGCGGTGACCTCCCCGAGTTGCTGCCGGGCATTTCATCGCGACAACTGCGCCTAGCATCTCTACATACGATTTAACGACCTCTAAACCACTATACAGCTCATTTATATTCTGCTGGTTCTGACGCTCGGCTGTACCCGGTTTGGCTAGAGGAGGCGCTGGGTTAGGCAGTAAAGCCGCGAGTTTGGTCGCGTGTGCTTTGACCGCATGTATCGCCTGGCTGTAGCTCTGACCAATATCACCTGTAAGACTGTTCGCACTCATTTTATTTAGTGCTATGTTTTTTAACGGTGGCGGCGGGTTCTGCGCATGCGGCGGCTGCGACCGCGGCGCGTCCGGCGACCACCTTTAGCGGGGCACTTGCTATAGACCCAACGCGCATTTTTAACGTGTTCCATATCGTTCTCAAACTGAAGAACGCCGTTGCCCTTGCCAATATAGTTTCCCAACTTAACAGTCGGGGATCCAACTTGGTTCTGCTTCTTGACCTGGTAGCAAACACCGACTAAAAAATTATCCATTGTATATATAGGCGTGCGATTTTTATTTTTTATTTTAGTTGTGTTACATAATAGCACTAATGTTGTTGGGCAGTGCCATGATTTGCGTGCTGTAATACTTCTCAATTTCCTTGAGGTCGCGGAGCTCCGCCGGCGTAACCAGGTTGATGGCGACGCCCTTGCGACCAAACCGACCGCTGCGACCGATGCGGTGAATGTAGTTCTCACGCTGCGCCGGCATCTCGAAGTTGATAACCAGGCTGATTTGCTGGATATCGATGCCGCGCGCCAGCAGGTCGCTAGATACGAGCACGCGAACTGAACCGGCGCGGAACGCATTGATACACGCGCGACGCTCCTTGGGGTCCATCTCACCGTGGATATAGGAGACCTCAAAGTTGTTCTCTTGGAGACGCTTCGCTAGCCACTCCACCTTGGCGCGCTGATTGCAATAAATAATTGCCTGGTTGATGTTAATATGCTGATACAGGTCACATAGACAATCAAACTTCCATGCCTCCTGGTCCATCACGACATAGTACTGACGGATACCCTCAAGAGTCACCTTCTCAGGCGGTAGCAGAATGCGAATCGGGTCCTTGAGCATGCGGTTCGCAATCTCTACAACCTCATCGGGCATCGTCGCCGAGAAGAGCGCAACGTGCGTAGTATCAGGGAAACCCATATTGAGAATACACTCCATCTGCTCGCGGAAACGCCCCTCAAGCATCTGGTCCGCCTCATCCATTACGAGCACCTTGATATGGTCGCGGCGGAGCCCACCACGCTCCATCAGGTCGTAAATACGACCAGGGGTGCCAATAACGATTTGTGCGCCACGCTGCAGCGCCGTCAGGTCATCGCGCACGGGCGCGCCACCAGTTGCCATCAGAATTGTTGACTTGGTGTGCGCGCCGATTGACTTGATTACGAGCTCAATCTGCTGCGCAAGTTCACGCGTGGGCGCCATGATTAGAATCTGCGTATTGGGGTTACCAGGATCCATGCGGCAGAGCGCACCAATGCTAAACGCACCCGTCTTACCAGTACCACTCTGTGCCTGCGCAATCACGTCATGCCCACCCTTGATAGGGACGATTGCGCGCTTCTGAATTTCAGACGGCTTCTCAAAGCCGAATGCGAATACTCCACGAAGAATATTCTCAGGAATCTCCATATCTTCAAAACCTTCATAGACTTTTACATTAGGGTCCATTTTTTCTTAAATGAACTCTGTAAGATTAAAAGGCTTCATTTTTTTAGGTGGTGTGCGCCTTTTTGCGAGTTCTCACTAGGATTAGTCTTCTTGTACGTAGACCAATGCTGTGCGGCTTTATACTTATAATATGTCGTAGTTTTTTGTAACTATAAGATACAAAAAAACTAGCCCTGGTGGGGGTCGAACCCACGGTCTTCCGCTTAGAAGGCGGACGCGTTATCCACTGCGCTACAGGGCTTCAATAGATGAAGCTGTGCTGCGTTTAAGTTCAATTTTAAGGCTTAAAACGGTTTTATGTGTTGTATGTAATGCAGTGTCATTTGTGTGTTCAGCCGTTGACAACAGAGGAGAAGAAGGCTGAATGGCCGTGTGGCTGCACCGTCCATACGCTGTGCGGCTGGCGTCTCTATATGAATTATTATTGGACAGGCGCTGGCTTAGAGGGTGGAAACGTAGTGTGTGAAAATTGTAACACGATTGTGTTTAGACCTACACCAAATCCGTGGCTCGCTGAACAGGCGGCGGCGGCTGATGCGGCTGTGCCGCGGGTCGAAGGTCTTAAAAGTCAGGCTGCTTTTATAAAAGACTACAAACAGGTTCGTGCAAATGATAGAGTGGCTGCGACGGCGTTTCGTCAGTTTTCTGCTGCGCTGCGGATTCGTGCGCGGATATTTCATGGTATCATTCATGAACATATTACAGCCATTCGCGCTGCAAAACGCGAGGCTTTGCTGCAAAATAAACTAAGTAACGAGATGATTGCAAACAGTAGAGCAACGGCAAAATACAGGGCGTCGTTAACACGGTTCAAAAATAAATACGGGCTGAACGCATCCGAAACGAGGCTACTAAAACTGCATAAAGCGCGTGGTAACATTTGGAATTCGCGACCGGCATGGCTGATTCAACGGAAGTTTCGCATAAGATTATGATAAATTTGAATCCGCTTAAACCAAATCTTATTAATGACATAGAGATACAATGCGCTTTTGTCCTGTATGTGATTACTTCCTTTACCTTGCCGGCAGTGCCGATTCGTCATCCCTTACGCTACAGTGCCGCCAATGCGGTTACAGTGAAGCCCTGCAGCCAAAGTCCGCACAGGAGGCGCTCGTGCTTGAGACGACTTTTAAATCATCTGGAACCTCATCGGGTCTCGGTGCGAGCGGCGTGACTGTTAATGCCTACACCCTTTCCGACCCTACGCTGCCGCACACGCAGAGTCTAAAGTGCCCTAATGCGGCATGCACATCGGCTGCCGACAAGAAGCTACGCGATGTTATCTACATTAAGACTGATTCGGCGGGTCTGAAATTTCAGTACATCTGTACTGTCTGTGAAACTCAGTGGCGAACTTAAGATGGACGAATAGAAGAAAGGAATATAGAATGCCACCCAAACCGGTTGGCGAAATGAAACGGCTTGTCAGCCTAATTGACCGTGGCGACGCCGATGCTTTTTTTTATCCACAAGATACTGACAATACGGTGTTTCAGCCCGATTTCAAACCCTATCATAATTTTACACAGGAGACGATTGAATTACCGTACACTGGCGCTGCGACATGGGGACAACGTATCACATTTACGTTGCCGTTTCCATGGCTTGGCGACTGTCTTAATTGGGTCGCGATACGATTTAATCCTGAGAGTTGGCTTCCCGGTGATGCTATACAGGGACTACAGCAGCCGGTGCCGAATCGTTGGACATATAATGACATTCCTGGGACGTGGACATGGGCTGCCGCGCTGGGCTCTTCAGGAATACAACTCGTCGAGATGGAGGTCAACGGAATTGTTATAGAGCAGTGGTCCGGCGATTGGATTGATGTGTGGCAAAAGCTCTTTTTGGATACGTCCCGCAGCGCAGGGTGGCGCGACTCTATCACGGGCAGCCATAACACGAATGTGCTGTCTTCAAATACACAACAGCCTGCGGCTGAAAAAGTGATTTATCTGGACAACCAAAACGAACGTATTAATGTTGCGCAATTTGACGCGAATGCGACGGTACTGCCTACGGAAGACGGGGAAGTGTACGCATATTTCCCTTTTTGGTTTGCGCGGCGCCGTAATGCGGCGTTTCCGCTGGCGTCAATTGAAGGTGAAAATGTGCGTTTTCATATCACATTTCGCCCGTTTAAGGAGGTTATTAGGCGCGTGCTACAACCTATCAATTGCGATGAGACGATGTTGGGACAACAAATCGTTTTAACCAACAATGACATCTCAATTCCTGAGAATTACACGGTGATGCTGCCTGGTGTTCAGCCCAATTTTACCCGAGCGGTACTGGTTTGCGGCTTCACCCACCTTGAAGGCGAATTACGTAAAGCCTATATACATAATGCGCACGAATATCTAATTGAACCAGTAATTACGCTTCCCTTTAACGAGCCATTGAAGTATCTGATTGGCGTTCCTGACGGCGATACAATTACCATTTCCCTACCACTGGAAGCGGCAAATGGACCCGTGCGCGGGCTAGTATGGTTTTTGCGGCGAAAGGCGGTGAGGCGCTTCAATTCATGGACTAACTACGGCGCCTATTTGGAGGACGAAGTTGACCCCATATATAAGCCACAACGATCCTTAATGACACGTGCTACGTTACGCGTTGGTTCTGTTGTCTGGGCAGACCAGGATGAGAATTGGTGGCGTGCCCGCGGCGCCATCGCCTATCCTGGAGGCATCCAGACATACAATTCATTCATTTATGCGTACAATTTTGCCCAGGAGCCGAACAAATTCGGACCCAGTGGGTCAATTAATACAAGCAGGGCGGAGATGCGTCTAGATCTAACTGTATTACAGCCGACAGGTGTAGACGACAAGGAGTGGGAGGTGCAAGTGTTCATTTTATCACACAATTGGTTACGTTTTCAGAACGGGCTTGCCGAACTCGTATTTACTGATTAGGTTTTTGGCGTTTCTGATTACGCTCTGCCGTCTCTGCTTCATGTAGACGAAGGGCTGCGATTGCTGTTTCATCTCGTACCGAATTTAGCTGAACGCGCTCTGGTAGTTCATCGCCTGCTCTGTTGAATCGAATATGTAGGGCTTGCGATAAAATAAGACGCAGACGCGTCCTGATAAGGAGCTTGATTTGGCTTGCAGGCTCTACTGTATAGGAGGCGTAGTCCATCACTTCATGTTTGGGATAGTAGTCCGCACCCATCGACTTGGCGACTTCGAGTACTGTTGACCACGGAGTTGTGCGTGGCGTAATGGCGTCCAAGTAACCTAGTGTGCGTGCTTTCTCTGCTTCGTAATCCATCTATCTTATTATTTGTGGCGCGTCTTTATATAGAATCTAAAGACGCTTGGCTCTACTAGGATAGATGGATAGTGTTGAAGAATTTGCCGCACAGTTATTTTCGAGTGAGCCCAAGGCTCCGGGTTCCGTGGACCTGACCTTTGATGTTGAGGACCAGTCCGCACTGTTCGAAGTTCTGCTGCTCATCGTTACGTACGGAATGAAAAAGTGGTACGGACAGCGTGTTGATATTACGCAGATTACTGAGGTCCATCTCAAAAAACTACAGGAATACTTTCTGTCGTTTAATATGAATTTTTTGATTGATAAAATTCCCGAGCCCGGAGCCTATATGATTGATAACAAATCGTATACTGAGAAGAGTCGTCTTGAGGATATGAATTTTACTGTCGCGGCAAATAAGCATTTGTGGATTATACATTTTTCCTTTATGCGCTCGTTGTAAACTGGACTTGTTTAACAATTCTGAGTTTATTCGTTTTGATAAAATTTTGGGTATTGAAGGAGGCTCTCGGCAGGTTATTTACATACAGAGGGCTCTTCTGTGCGCATAAATAAAATATATATCGGTGTGTACCTGAGGGTGGCGCTGGTGGCTCATAATGGACTATTTCTTCGCGCGTTTTGCCGTCGTTATTGACGACCAACCAATGGAGCCAATCGGCTTTTGGAGCATCGGGGTCGGACATTATAAGGGTATATAATGTATTTGATTCCCCTTTGAAGAAGACAACGGGCTGCGACTTGGTATTTGATTTGGTTAAAGCCTGCCCAGAAACGGTTTTGCCGCCATAACTAACTTTGAACATCTAATCTATACAGTTAAATAGATGGAGTGTCGCTTCTGTCTAGACGTCGGAACTCTCGATAATAAATTTAATCCACTTATTGCACCATGTCAGTGTAAGGGTAGTATTAAATATGTTCATAAAAACTGTCTAAACATGTGGCGACGAACAGATATGCGACCTGACCAGGATATTCAATGCCCGCTCTGTAAAACAATCTATAAATTACGTTATCTTACTTTAGTATTATTCGAAGTGATTCCACAGTATGACGGAGTTCAGCGCCTGCTTTTTTATCCATTATTAATGATGGTCGTATGGAACTATTGGTTATTGGTTCTAGTGTTAATAAAACCTGACAGGGCGGACCTCTATACGAATTTGGTTAATGGCAATAACCGTATTTGTGATAATTTTATATATTCGCAGACTTTTATAGCTGGAATCTATGTATCTACGTATATTTATCATTTAAGAAATGTACATGACATACGGCGGTATATCGAAACCGGAAGAAAATTTATCTGTATACCTGTAGCAAATATTGCTGTATTCTATCTTATGCACGACCATGCTATCGGAGCAAGCATTATTCATCACTTTTTATTACCATTGTATTTGATAAAGCACAGAGAAATTCTAGAGACTATGAACGGTCAACTTGGATCGTAGATACTCGTTTAGAAACGAGCCATCCCAGTCTTTTACATCCATTTCGAGCCAAAGACCTGAAAGCGGCTGAAATAGAACCACGGTTTCAATTAAGTAGCCGGCGCTTCGTATCAGATGAGCGGTGGCAAAAAGTTCAACTAGTAGTTCAAGGCGGCGCATATCGTTGGCTGAGCCGCCTGGCTGAATTTGAACGAGTGCTTTGTCAATAATAATATCCGCTGACGTGGTTAATTGCTCGTCTTCGTACTGAACACGCGCAAGAATTGTTTCAGCATTGATTATCCAATTGTTGAGAATTTCGGACTCCAATTTACACAAAAATTCGCGTACAACGGACCAATCTTCAGACGTCGGCTGCCTGTAGAATAGTAGATTACGCCCTTGACGAACTATATGTGTGCCGCCCATAAGATATAGCTCCGGTAACAGATTAATTGAGGGTATCACTGATTGACTTGTTCTGAACCAGGCGCTAATAAGGTCGCAGCGGAACTCTTGTGGAGGGGCATAGGGTATAGAAGAGAACCGTAGCAAATCCATACGATACTTTACATAGCGTAAATTATAGAGGGTTGTGCGAATTTTATGAATAATTTGTACAATATGTATGAGTGAGGGGTGGTCCCACCTTTTTTTTGGATAGAGACGGTCCAGTGAATCCAAGATATCCTGATAGGTTATGTTGGGTGGTGTGTGAAGTGGGTCGCCGGCTAGCGGAAACAAGAAGCGAACGACGCGCTCAATTACGGTCTGATTTTCATCAAAAAAGAGCGAATCTTCGGCAGCTATTTTTATGGTCCACACCACGTCAGATGCGATTGGGTCTTGGGTGCCGCCACTTTCAGCGCGGTACATACCGATTACACGTAGAATATAGGCTCGTATAAAATGCGACCACTCGTTCTGAAGGTCTTTTTTAAGCACCCAACTCGGTAGACGCCAGCTTTCGCCGATGGGAAACAGTGAACGTGGCTTCAGCATATCGATGTGTCCGTTGTTTTTAATCCATGCGGGAAGCGCTGTCGCGTGCTCTTTAAGAAAGCGGAAATCTTCACCCTGTAGTGTATCAATTGCTGTCCGTAGAGAGCGCGATTTACCTTCAAATTCGTTGCTGCTGAGACGATATTGTGTGGCGCTAAACCAGGTTAGTAGCGGTCTATGGACTTCGCGGACGAAGCGCGACAAATTGTGCTCACCCTTCGAATACGAAAAGGTTAGGGTTTTACGTGCGCGGGTTACACCCACATAGAATAGCCGGCGCTCCTGTAAAATAGACTCTTCGTCTTTCTTTTGCGGAAAGACGTCGTCGTTGAGCCGCACCAGAAAGACGTGGTCCCATTCCAAGCCCTTCGCTGAATGCAGCGTGCAGAGTGTCACATCGGTCTCGCACATGTCGGTGGCGTTGCGTAGAACACGTACTGGAACCTGTTCACGGATAAGTGTCTCTTCGTACGCGTAGAGAACCGAATTGAATTTGGAGAGGATGGCAATTGTTGCTGTGGGGTCTTGCTCTTTAATTTCTAGAATTTTGTTGTGAATATAATTGCGCTCATCACCAGACCTATAGAAGTAGCGCACTTCGGGTTTTTCTCCTCCTTTATTTGTTGCTGTCATGCGCTCCTTGTGTGGTAGCGTAGGAATGTGTCGCATAATGGAATTTGCTACGGCGACGATGGCTTCTGTTGACCGGTAATTGATAGAGAGTTGGAAGTCTTTGACGTTTTTCACTTTGCGGTGAAAATCCAGAATATAGTCTACGCAGGAGCCGCGCCAGGTGTAGATATTTTGCGCATCGTCGCCCACAATTGTTAGAAAGGCACCAGGATGGTGTAGTCGCTTAATAATTTCGTATTGAATTTCGTTGATGTCCTGAAATTCATCGATGATAAGATAGCGTAGCCTGCCAACCCACTGTCTGCCCTTATCGGATGTGAGAAATTCGAGAAACTTATGTGGCAACTCGTCTACATGGTAGAGATCCTTAAGACGGTCTGGATCTTTTTCTCTCAGAATTTTATTGGCGAGCGCGTGAAAGGTTCCGGCGTATACGTGGGTCGGTCCAATAAGTGATTCAATACGCTCTTTCATCGTGTCGCTTGCGTTGCGACTAAATGTGGTTAAAAAAATAGAATCTTCGCGGACGTTATGATTCTGAATAAGATAGGCTATGCGCGCCGTAATGGTTGTGGTTTTTCCTGAGCCGGCGCTAGCAAGGATGCGAATATTTGTATGCGGGTCGTATTCTACGATAAGCGCCTGTTGGCTATTTAGAGTGAGGTCCTTTAATGGAAATTCGAGGACTACGGATTCCATAGGTTGTTAAGTAGCGTTCATCTTAAATGAGCGTTTTTTGGTAAATTTGAATACAAATTGGTTTAGTAGAGTATAGTAATAATGACCTACATTTATAAACTTGAGGTTAGTACGTTCTCGAAGGACAGTGATGAGTATTACGCAAGCCTAGAGGGTGTTTCGGAGGCTGCATACGAAATCTTTACACACTATTTGTTTGTCAATAATATTATATATGATAGAGAGGCTATTCTAGAGTTGGTCTCGCCGGCGGCGATTAAGAAGAGTCTTGAAGAAGAAGAGACAATCTATAACAAGCGTCACATTAGGGCTCAAATAATTGCGGCTGGTAGTTTCGAGCTACATGTTGTGTGGCTTAAACTCAACGACTAAATATAGTACAATGACCGTTATTATCGTAGGTGCCGGTCTTTCGGGCTGTGTTCTCGCCGAACAGTGCGCTGCCGCGGGCAAGCGCGTTATAATAGTTGAGAAGCGCGACCACATTGCCGGTAACTGCTACGACTATATCAACGAAAAAGGTATTCTGATGAGCAAATACGGACCGCATTTTTTCCATACGTCGTCTGAGCGGGTCTGGTCGTACGTGCAGCGCTTTGCCGAATGGGTTCCGTACAAGGCGCGCGTAGTGGGAACGTATAAGGGTGTTTCGTTTCCTGTACCGGTAAATATAACGACAGTGAACCGGCTTCTAGGGAAGGACATTAAGACAGAAGAGGAGATGCGCTCCTTTATGAAGACGCAACAGCGTCTAGGGGAGCCGACAAATTCGGAAGAAGTGGCGCTTTCGCGTGTCGGTGCCGATTTGTATCAGATGATTTTTCACGGTTACACGAAGAAACAGTGGTCGTGCGAGCCGGCTCTACTAGACCCGTCTGTATTGGCGCGAATCCCTGTGCGCTACACATTTGATGATGGGTATTTCGGCGATTCGTACCAGGCGCTACCGAAGGGTGGCTACACAGAATTCTGCAAATCAATTATTGCGAATCCGCTGATTGAAGTGCGGCTTTCGACCGATTATAGGGCGTTGGATTTTCCTGACGCGGAACTAGTCTTTTATACCGGACCGATTGATTTGTATTTTAAGGACCGCGGCTTCCCTGCTCTCGAGTATCGGTCGCTGCGCTTTGAAATCGAAGAACGCGACGAAGACCTGTTTCAAGAAAACGCGGTGGTTAATTACACTGATGAGTTAGTGCCTTGGACGCGTATCTGCGAATACAAACATATTTTGAATCAGCAGGCGCGCGGCACAACAATTGTTAAAGAATTTCCTAGCGCAGTAGGTGAACCGTATTATCCGATACCGAATCAGCGTAATACGGACCTGTATGAGACGTATAGAAAGATGGCGCTGGAGGAAGAAAAGAAAGGTGTCTATTTTGTGGGACGATTGGCGAACTACAAGTATTTTAATATGGACCAGGCAATCGAAAATGCGCTTGATGTCTTTCAAAATATATCGTTCTAAGTAGGGATGCATATCAGTCAAGAATGGTATGAAATACTTCTGGTGGTCGTTACTATTGTATTGTACTCGTTCTATATTTTTGCCTATCTTGGTATCCTAAAAGTCTACGGTGAAGAGTATATTACGCTTCTAGTGACTCTGCGTACGCTAATTCTAGCAGGCTTTTTACTCTATTTTTACAATCCGCTTAGAAGCAGTTTTTCATATGGTCCGGCGCTGCCGACATTTGCTTTTACTGCCGGTATCAGCTTGTTACTTTTTCTGGACAGATATGATATAGAAAATCTGTTTCATTTTATATTACACGATAAACTTCTACACAAGCCCGACAAAAAATGCGCAACGTAAGTAAATGGCTGGCAAGACCTACAAGTTTCCGCGCCGATTCAGCCGCTCATACTGTATGAAGAAGCCGTGCGCTAAGATGGGCTTCACTGAGCGCGCCTCCTGCCGCCCGTACAAGAATTGCTACAAGGGTGGTGCGGTTTCAAAAAAGCAGAAGAAGAGTAGCTCAGCACGCGCGCACACGCACAAAGTGAATCACCCGAAGTTTTTTTACAAAACGGAGCACACTAGCATGACCTCGCATCCGATGAGGGGTGAGCCGTACGGAAAACGGACCGTGGTTGTTGTTAAGAACGGCAAGGGTTTCGCGCGCCACGAAGAGCTAAATAGTGTTGGACACTCTTCTACCATAAATGAGAAGCCGCTCAAGAAGAGTGAAATAAAGGAAATAACAAAGGGGAATTTTGTTCCCGGTTTACTTGACGGCGTTTAAGTTCAGGCAGAGTTATGTATGACTCTAACAGCAGGTCTCTATGTTGTTAGAATCACTTTTTATTGTACTACTTATTTTGGTTTTCGTGGTTATCTTTTATAGAGCCGCTATACACGAGTATACTATTTTACAGAAAGACTGGTCCGAAGAGGATGTCAAATGGTCGGACCTGATTGGTGAACGAGCACCGCTTGTTGTACGTGCTGTTCCTAAAACATGGACACGGTTGTGGACACGCGCGCGCACGGCAAAATTCGGTTGGCCGGTGGTCTTACAAGAGGGCGGAAAACGGGTTCGGACAAGCTGGTCATCATGGCTCCAGTCAAAACCGGCGCCTTCAAACAAGCAGCGCATTGTTAACGAAGCCGACTTGGCTTTGGCGGCGGGGCTACATGAACAGGCTATTGAGGTTGGACTTCAGTTTCGCAGACCGCTTTGGCTCCCTGGCTCGATGGCTGTGAGTGGACTTACTGCGCATGTAATACCGCCTGGACCCGATTGTTTCGTTGGATTGCGGAAAACTACGGCTGAGGCAACCTGTTGGTTGGCGACCGACGGGACACCTTTGCGCCTTTGGATAGCACATGAAGGGGCAACAAAGGGTGGCGATTACCTTCCAAAGAATCCGTACGGACGGGACCCCTGGACACTCAAGCCCGAAGAATCCCCCTGGATCTCCGAGCTCAAATTCCTGGAAATCCGGCTCCGCCCAGGAAATCTATTCATTTTGCCGCCGCATTGGTGGATTGCGCTGCGGTGTGACACAAATTCGGAGGAGCCCCCCTTGAACGGCTCATGGTTTTGGACATGCGAATTTCATAGTGCTGTCTCATGGGTGGCTACACGTTTTCATTCACCATGATAGAATGAGCACCTATGATATCTTGTATGCTTGTCTCAAAAGCCAAATTGCTGCGATAGAAACTACTATTGATGAGACAGGCAAATTGGCACAAGGGTTAGATAAATTATCTGTACCAGTTGAAAATCTTCTAACAGCCGATTTTAACGAAGTGCGACACTACAGAGACTCCAGTTTTCGCAAAATACAATTTCAGTTTAAAAAGGCGCCCGCGCTACAACATCCTCTTTTAGAATCCCAAAAAGGGAAAATTATTACATATGAAAATCTATGCACGCTGGTACGTGAATATATTTACAAAAACGGGCTCTTAGAGGCAAACGGACTCATACGCTGCGATGCATTTTTGAAGCAGATATGTGGGGTTGATACAATAACTTTTATAGGTTTGCTGCGAAATTTTAACCGAATCATACAATAAAATTGATTTCTTTAAGTGAAACTTGAATTTACTAAATGCAAGTTCTACACGATCCCAGCCATGAAGCTGTGATTGAACTAATCAATACACGACGACATCTATTTATTACAGGACCAGGTGGCGTCGGTAAATCTACACTTGTTAAGAAGATTGCGTTAGAAGTTGAAGGCGTGGCGATTACCGCGATGACCGGCTGCGCCGCTCTGCTGCTAGAATGCGGCGCGCGCACTCTTCATAGCTGGGCGGGTGTCGGTCTTGGTCAAGATAGCCTTGAGAAGACCGTCGCGGCGATTCGTAAGAAACCACGGGCTAAGAGTGCGTGGATTCGGACACGGACTCTGGTTGTAGACGAGGTCTCGATGATGGACCCAGATTTCTTTGAATTCCTAGATTCCGTGGGGCAGGCTGTTCGTAAGCAGCCTAGTGTGCCGTTTGGCGGGATTCAACTCGTTCTGGTCGGCGACTTCTGCCAATTGCCGCCGGTTTCCAGAGAGGAGGAGACACAATTTGTATTCGAATCAGAGCTCTGGTCCAGCGTAATTAAGACTGCTGTCGTTCTGAATAAGATTTGGCGACAGACCGACCCTGTATATCAGCGGATTTTGGGTGAGGTGCGTATGGGTCAGCTTAGCGCGGAGAGCGAAACAGTACTGCGTGGGCGGATGGGACTGAAGTGGCAAGATGAGGCAATTAAGCCCACACTGCTCTTTAGTCTGAACCGCGATGTGGACAAAATTAATACGGCGAATCTAAATGCGCTTGAATCAGAAGAGCATCGCTTTGATGTTAAGACGGAGTTCGATTCGGCGCGCTGGTTAGCCGAATATCCTGGGCTACCGCGTCCAGCACGTGATTCAGACGTCGTGCGATTTGCGGTGGAGCGCCTGGATAGGGACGCACCCTACGTGCCCACACTCTTTCTACGAATCGGAGCGCAAGTCATGTTGACCAAGAACATGCCCGATGAAGGATTAATGAACGGCTCACGTGGCATCATCGTGGCTATTAATGACATAGCGGGCTGTCCTATCGTGCGATTTAAGACAAAAACAATGGCAATTACACCTGTCACCTGGTGGTCACCCGACTGTCCGCATATCGGTCGTTCGCAGGTTCCGCTCAAGATTGCGTTTGCGCTGACCATTCATAAGGCGCAGGGAGCATCCATCGATTCGGCGCTGGTTGATATCGGCAAGAGCACGTTTGAATACGGACAGGCGTATGTGGCGCTGTCACGAGTACGCTCACTAGAGGGGCTCTATCTCCACGCAATCGATATTAGCCGCATTAAGACGCATCCGCGAGTGCGGAAGTTCTATAGGGAGCTTATGGCTGCCGCGCCCGTGAATCCTGCTCCTGAACCGGTTGCTGTGCTGCCAGTAGCAGCGAGCGCCTGGTCTCTTGACGGTGTTCATGAGTCTTGGCTTCCTGTACTGAACGCTGCCTTGGCAAGGGTACCTCATTTGGAACCATTTGTCACCGCAGCTCGCGCGGTAGACCCGTCTATGAAAGGTGCTAAGGTCTATCCTGCGCCTGAAAATGTGTTTGCAGCGTTGCGACTGGGCATCGACGATGTAAAGGTGGTTATCCTAGGGCAGGACCCGTATCATGGAGCTGGTCAGGCGATGGGACTCTCCTTTTCGGTGCCCGACGGGGTCGCGTCGCCGCCGAGCCTCAAAAATATTCTGAAGGAGCTGCGAGCCGATTTGAACATAGAAGAGTGTAAGAAGGGCAACCTGACAAACTGGTTTAACCAGGGTGTTCTACTGCTAAATGCAATTCTAACTGTGGCTGAGGGAAGTCCGGCGTCGCATGAGAAGAAGGGGTGGGAGCAGGTGACGGACGCACTTCTTGCTGAACTCTGTGCGCGGCGTAAGGGAATCGTCTTTATGTTGTGGGGCAAGCACGCGCAGAAGAAGGGGCTAATGATTGGCTCGGAACACCATGTTCTACTGGCAGCGCATCCCAGTCCGCTATCCGCATACGGTGGCTTCTTTGGCTGTAAGCACTTCAGCAAGGCAAATGAGCTGCTCGGACTTGACAGGGCGATACAGTGGGTAGAGCAGTAGAAGGGCAGCCAGTATAAGTAGGATAAACGGTATATAATCATAAAAAGGGATTGTTCGAATTAGAGGAAGCTGGAACGGTCTGTGTATGGTGATAAGATTTAGTTTTTCCAGGTCTGCGAACTGCTGTTGGATTGGTTTATAGAACAGGCGACACTGCTCTACGATGATTTTTGCTGTAGGCTTGTCCAGAAGGTAGGCGCCAGCGCTGTAGATGGAGAGCCCTGGTTTGGCTTCGATGCGTGGTAGGTCTTCGCTGCGCAAGTCCACGTCGTTTTCTATGAGGAAGAGCCAATTGTACTTGTTTTGCTGTGCGAAGAGCTGTATTATCGCCATGTGCGTAATCCAGCGGGGAAATTCTGGTGATGTGCGCTGGTTTGCGACCGCGCGCGGGTCAAATTCGAAGGGCTGCGGGACCTGAACATAGGTTTTGCGTTTCGGGAGGTCTAAGATGCCGGTGGGCTCTTCTGCGTCGATAAGCGGACGTTTAATTACAACAACGGATTCACGTTGTAGATTCATCCCTATGGAATGGGTTGATGCATGTTTTTTGGAAAACACGCAACAGCGAAGCGGAAACAGCGAAGCGGCAACAGCGAAGCGGCAACAGCGAAGCGGCAACAGCGAAGCGGAAACAGCGAAGCGGCAACAGCGAAGCGGAAACAGCGAAGCGGCAACAGCGAAGCGGCAACAGCGAAGCGGAAACAGCGAAGCGGCAACAGCGAAGCGTTTAAAACTTTACGAAGCGGTTGAAAAATGCAGTCTGTCCTGTGGGAGAAACA